TAAGAAAAATGTTCAGTCTTGCCATCTATCTCAACATCGACACCACTTGTAATCATCTTATTACAAATTGTATTTAATTCAGAAATTTTATTTGTTTTAATGTTTTCCAATGTTTCAATAATAGGTTCTGTTGGTTCTGGATTTTCAGGTGTAGGTTCAACATATTTATCCCCTGTAGAAAGATAGTAAGCATTATCTGTTGATTCTACATATATAGTTTTATAATCACTATAATCTGCCATAATACTATCATTAAATTCATTAATTATTGCAAATCCATTTGTAATAATTTCGTTTGGAATAGCTTTTTCTGATTCAATTTTAATGACATCATCTTTAACCCGTGTCATTCTGACATTAAAGATAATATCATTTTTATTAAATTTTATTTTTTCCATTGATTTTTTATTCCTTTCTATATTTTTATGTACGACAAAAAAGCCCTTATTATAAAGGGATAGTTGCTTTTATATATGTGCTTATGCAGAATATTTCTGATAAGATGCTTTTACATTTGATTAATAACGGACAAATATCATATTGCAATATAGGTCATTAACAGTTGTAGCTCCACTTGAGATATTTTTATAATGTAACCTTAATGTACCATCACTATTTGGCACATTGGATACCCTTACTGGAATAACGTAATTATTTGAACTAGTTCCTCCAATGCCTAACACACATTTATAGTTTTTAACAGTCGGTACGGAAAAATATATTTCTGCACCCTGTCCGGCAGCAATTGATGTGGCAGCATATATTTTTACTGATTTAATGATTACTATAGAACTTAAATTTGTGTTTAATTTATTAACTTGTGACTGTAAATTATATCCACCAGCAGCCGATAAAGCATAGTTATCATTGTTTGTATTTAAAGAAGAAGTAATTCCATTAATTGCACCAAGAGTAGTTTCTGCGTCACTTCCGTTATGGAATTCTACTTCTGATGCCTTTTGCCATTCGCTAAACAACTGATATCCGTTATCTGTTTTTATATATCTCTTAGCTTTAAAAATAGTAGATAAAATACTCATTTCATGTCCTCCTATTTAGAAAAAGGTTGTACCCAAAATACTTTCCCAACCATTTGTTCATCTGTTGGTTCTTCGAGAGAGTAAAAGGTGTCTTGATCAGCAGTAAGATTGAGAACCCATACTGCAAGTTCCTGTGTTTTCTTTTTTAAAGAATTAAAAATAGAGGCTCTACCGCCTCTATCAATATTTGCATTATTCAATTTTTCAACAGCAGACGAGAAGTTACCAGAAGCTATATCCTCGTTATAGGACTTTAATACGTCCATATCATCTGCCTGTAAATCACTGACTGGTATTCTAGTTGTATCTAATTCAGCCAATTTAATTCCTCCTTTTAATCCAATGGTCGTATCCAAGATGAACCAGTATCATAATCTAATGTTGGTTCGTCTTTTGATACAACTGTTCCTGATAATCGTTTTGTATATATTCCGATATTTTGTATTTCTTCAGCAAGTAAATTAAAATCAGCAGCGTTTACTTCATAATCATCCAGTTCAGGATGGTCGTTTCTTAATGCTTTTGCTTTATTTATTTTATTATTTTCTATGAGTGAATAGATTTGCATGATAATATCCTTTACAGAATCGTCAATGTCTTTTTTATCATTCATAGACAAAATTGAGTCTGGAAATAAACTTCCAGACTCTCTTGAATAAGTTATTGCCATATTAAATTCTCCTATTCGTATAATTGCAAGAACCGATACATTGTAATAGTGCTAGTACCGTCTGCAAAATTATCAGATTTTGATTTTACAACATAGGAATATGTTGTTTTCTCTTGTTGCTTTTTATAGTCTAATTTTACATTTACATCTAACCAAGGTAGCAGAAGAGTGGTAATAGTTACTGTATCATACATCGTAGTTGTAGACCTGTTGCTATATTTTGCATTCTGCATGGCAACTGACTCAGAAATAATATTATCATACTCATCACCTGACTTAGAATCTAAAACTTCTCCCATTCTTTGTACACAAAATGGTGAAAAGGGTTCAACTCTAAAAACTATATTTTTCTGCTTTACGTTATAAACCTTAGAAAAATAAGCCTTTGTATAATATGAATCATTTTCATTATTAGTTAATACACATAACGCATGTGGCTGATATACACCAAGATAATACGCAACATATTTATCTTCAATTTTATATATTTCAACTACAGCAGTTTCGTCTTTTAACAGTTCTTTTGCATTTAATGGAGTAGTGGTATATTCGTAATAAATAGGAATTGCATCAAGAGAATTTATTTTAAGTTTTGCACCAGCAGAACAATTTGCAGTAGGTTTAAATGCTATCATATCATATTTTGAATAAGCTCCTACATTATCCAAAGTTAATGTATACATATTACTTATATAAGTTACTTTCTCTGAAAAATAATCTATATCATAATCTTTCCCAAATACTTCGGTTACATTTCTAATAGATTTAGTATCATAAGATACAGACTCTGCCGATGCACCAACCAAGATTTGTTGAATATAATCGTTATCTAACTCGGCTCTGTCTGAATCCAACGAAGGAATCATGTCAAAACAGAAATTATCATAAACATCAAAATACATTTGACAATTAGGATATAAATCTCTAATCTCAAATAACATATCGCTCATATAATTTCCGCTAGAGAATTCCAGGTCATACGGTATGACGTTCCACTCATCATGTAGTTTTCGATACTCAGCATAATCATCATTATTTTGTGGCATTCCATAAAACTCCCCAATATCATCTACTATGTATTTATCTACATTGGTAGATGATTTTAACAAGTTTATGGTAGAACCACGCAAAGTCTGTTTCTTTCCGTCCACAATTTTCGGTATTTTAATTGTAGGAGCACCGCCAACTTGACCGTTTCTTGTACCGTCAAGTTCAGCCATTCTATCAGATAATTCCAATGTAATAGAATTAGTTGATTCATTATATATGGTGCTTGAAGACGTAATACAATATCTGCCATAAGGATAATATATATATTCGTCTGTTCTTTGATTAAAAATACCAACTTCGACTTCATAGTATAATCCAAGCCAATGTGAAATCTTTGCTTCTATATCATTAATAAAATCATCTAATTTAATCGTACAACTCAATGTACGTCTTATATTGGAATCAGAATCTATGTTACTAGATCCAAGATCTGTAATGCCGGTTAGTACATCTATGATTTTTCTTTTATTATTCGTCACAGATATACGAATTCTATATGTTAAAGCATTTGTATTTTGAAGAATTAATTCTTTATCTAATTCGGTTATTCTATATTTCATGTGTAGCACCTACCATCTATTCGGTTCTACATCAGATAATGCAGACCAATATAAATCTTTTTCGCTATCAGAATCACCAACTTCTGTAAAATCAAAACTGATTCTCTTAATATCAGGATGCCCACCATCAACAATAGAAGGAGTCCCTGTTATCTTAATAATCTTTACAACTCCGTTATCAAATTTTAAAATTTTAGGTTTTCTATTAGTAAGCCAGTTCATTATCTCTAACAGATAGTCCATTTGTTTCTTACCAATAAAAGGTTCACAATTTTCATCAAACTGCAAAAAAAGAGCAGTGATATTACCAGAACTATAATTAGTATCTGCATTATTTATAACTGCTGGATATTTACTGTTTAATAAAGTGAGTACACTATTTGGTGTATTTTGCGTAATATCTGTAGAATCTAAATTGTAAGCTGTCTGATAGAAGTGGTCTTTATCTGCAATACAGATTCCGGCAAACTTAGAAGCAGAAGAGAGCAATTCATAAGAATTTTCAGCACCATTAATCGTTGATATAATCATAAAATCATAATCTATATCCGACTTAGCATAATTATATTCTTTTAAAAAATTGAAATCCGATAGTTTTTTTATTGGAATAGTAAATATAGTAATCCAATCGGTTTTACCTTTTTCTCTTCTTTTAATAACAATAGTATCGGTATTTTTTAATGAAAACGCTGTATTACCACCTTCTAAATTTTCATCATAAGAAGCATTTACTCTTGTGTATTCGTTCCATTCATCATTAATGTTTGATACGGTATCTGTCGAATTTGTTGATACATATAAATGATCGTATGTTCCACCATTAAGAGATATTTTGTCCATTTCTTGTGTGACAATAGGCTGTGGCAACATTGAATATTTTCCACTAAAAAAATCTAATCCTAAAAACATATAATGTCACCATCCTTTCTACGCATAATATGCTTTTAATGAAAAAATACCATTAATTCTATGAATCTCAAAATTGATTATAGAATCTTTTGTATGAGTTGCAGAACTGTCAGTAAGTTCTTTATATATTACATATATACTGTTGTCTTCGGTTGCTTTTAGTTTACAATAACGTATATTTGAAATTGACAATAATGATATATCTACTTTTGCTTCATCATACAATATATTGCAAAAACATGTATCATATATGTCTTTTGCTCTGATAATGATAGTATGGTCATTATCGACATGATTTATGTTATAAGTAACAACATTATCACTACCAATAATTGCTTCTCCGTTGACAATTTTATAATTATTGTTCTTAACATCATAATCAATTGCAACAATATTTGCATCTATGAAGAACTGACCGTTCTTTGGTACAATATTTGCACTCATATTAGTTACAATTGTTTTGTATTTTATAACAATACCAATATATCCAGTATCTATTGTAAAACCATAAACAGTAGATCCAATTGCTCTAATATAATAGTTTGTTAAATTTTCTAAGCCATAATAAACATGATTAGAAAAATCATCATAATACATGTTAGAAGAGTATATATTTGCTTTGTTGTTGTCATATAATAGAAATTCAAGTTCTTTAATAGAATCTCCTTCATTCTGCGTAAATGTAATTTCTGATTTTAAATTAGCAGTTGTTATCATTTCTCCATCAGTTATATCAGTAAAAACTAAAGAAGGAGTGGAGTGACAACTAAAATTCTGTGCTTCAGATAATGTACTTGCATTTCCATCTACATCAAACACCTGAACTTGAACAACATAAGTTGTATTGTTTATCAATGTATTAGCAGGAAGAGTGTGAGTTAATTTTAATCGTTCTTTGGTTTTGTCATAAACAATTGAATAATCATCATTCTTTCTAATTACAAGTCTGTTTTTTACCGCTTGTGTACCAGAATAAGAAAATTCAAATTCAAACTCTTTCGTTGCATCAAATACATCTATTTTATTTATTGTAGGAGTGCTTAAAGCCATTTTATTTTATTCCTCCTTATTTAGTTCTTAATCCACAAATATGCATATTCCTTAATTGACCAGATGGTATTTTAACCCATACCAATTGACCAATAGATAAATCACAAGGTAATGCATTTGGAATTGAATGTAAAATTCCCTCATATGGTATCTGATAATTTGAACCATCTTTACCATGTATTACAGCCGGGAATGTTTTATCTTCACGACATTTTCTACTATTGATTAGTATTTTTACCGATTCTAAAATATTATTGTTCATATTTTTCTCCCAAAATAAAAGAGTAGGTAGATTGTTAGTCTACTTACTCTTGAAGTAAATATAATATAGGGACCATTAAAAAAGCCTTATTTTTCAACGCTTTCAGCTATTTTAGCCACCCAAATCGGCTTATTTAGTGACCACCTCATTTTCGTCCAGTCTAAATGATTTTCTGAACGCTTTATCAAATTCTTCCCATGTATCAAATGCTCTCATCATATTAATTAATGATACTAAATGCTTGTCCAAATAATCAATTCCTGTTGTCTCTGTTAAAAATTGATGATGTTTATAACGTCTACGATGAATTTTTTCATCAACTGGATTTCGTCTTTGCAATTCTTCTAAAACTCCATCGGGCATTAAATCATATACAAGATAATTTGTAAGTTTGCCAACCAACGGAGTTCTAGCATTACCATTATAATCCCATCCTTTTAGTCTATATAATTCTTCATAAAATTCATTTGGAAAACGTCTTGTCCAAGGTAAGTATTCTTTCCTTACAAATTCTGCTAGTAATTTTTGTAATTCATCTTTCTTACGAATTTCCTGATAACCAGTTACCTCATCAATCAAAGCAACAATTCCAGTTTTCGCAAATGCAGACATAACAGCTAATAGCTTATCCGCTAACTCAGATTGTTTTTCCCATCCATCCCCATCAAAAACACCGTCATTTTTGGCAGATATATATGCCTTACATACATCAACAAATAAAGTCGCATCAAATGGAACAAATGCAACACGATACCCCTTTATTTTATATAGTTCATTATTATTTCCTTTTCTTACCCATTCTTTCAACTCATCGGAAAGATATGGTTGTAAATAATTAGCATTTAAATTTCTTAATAAAGCAACTGATCCACTTCCAGATAACCCCATTGCTCGTGCTGTTCCCCTTAATGACAAAAGGCGTTGACCATCCTCTGTTACATAGCAATCAATATCAATATTATTATCAATATTCCATTTACCATAACTAATTACTTTAATATTATCATTCACTATTAAGTCATTCCCCATTATATAGTACCTCCATCATTATTTAATATTACCATTATATACCAATAATTGACAGAATACCATATATTCAGACAATTTACTGCACTCATATTTCAGAGTGCAGTTAGAAAATTAACGTCTATTCGCAAACTGGTAAGCGTCAAGTTTAAGTCTATTTAATTCTCTTGTCAGATTTTCATAACCAGAGTTATTAGTAACATTAGGTAATGTTATATTTACACTCTGCGTAACCATGACAGGAGTATTGTTAGTATTTAGACTAGACAGCATCTTCGTATAATCAGGTGTTGTATACAAAGTAGCGGCAGTTGGAATAGCTCTTAATGCTTCACCAAGATTCTTGATTTGTTCTTGATTCATAACAGCTTCGCCCTGTTTTAAAATTGCCGGTACTTCATATTTCTTAAGTCCATATTTCTGAACAAGATCAAAGTTGGAATCTTTCTTGCTAAAATCAACAAGACCATTTTCAAGACCATTATGATAGTATTTTACTAAAAATTTTCCGGCAGGACTTAAATGTTTCTTGATATAGTCGTCTGCCTCTGATTTGCTACCAAAACTTAGATTTGAATAATCTTCTTCTTTGTAAACATACCATTTTCCGTCTTTATACTTATAGACACCTTTACCATTAAAGCTACTTATTTTACTCGATGCTTCTCCGCTTGTAGAATAACCACCTACAAGATGTAATACATGATATGCCTGTTGATTTTGAATAGGAGTAGAACCTCCACCGCCTCCTGAACTACCACCAGAACCACCAGTACCACCAGATGCAGCAGCATCATTTCTTGCCCTTGCACCATCTAAGGCAGCTTGTGTCATCTGACGCTGAATCTCAAGATATTGGTCACGAAACTGACTTAATACATCCAAACGTCCATCAAGGACATCCTTTTCCCAATTAGCACCAAGAATCTGAGCAGCATACATTCTTTGCTGTTCTTTCTCATAAGCAGATGAGATGTCACTCCACTGTTCTTTCAGTTTATTGTAGTAGTCTACTTTTTCCTGGTAAGAGTCGATGAGAGATTTATTATCATCAATCTTAGACTGAATTTCAAGATATTTGTCTTTAAAAGCTTCAATATCCTGAGTACGGTTCTGAAGAATCAACTTTTCATAATTTTCTCCCCATAAAGCAACTGCAAGAGCCTCGTTGGTTTTCTTCTTATAAGCATCTGCAATATCATTCCATAAGTCACGATATTTTTCAAGAAGTTCAATACTGTCATCCAAAGCATCCTGTTCGTCTTCAAGTTTTTTAATGACTTCTTCATTTTTAATGTCTTGAAGATTCTGTTGTGCATCCTTATAAGCATCTTGGTCAATACTATAAAAATATCCACGGTCTTCAGTGTAAATTTTTACATTTCTTTGCTGACGAGCTTTATCTAATGCAATTAACGCTTCTTGTTTCTTACGTTGTAATTCTAAAGCATCATTTTCATCATTGATAGCATCAATCTTGTCTTGTAATAAATCTTTCTGTTCATTAAGTCGGTCTATTTCGTCCTGATATACTTGGTCTACTGCCGATAAGATGGAGTCATAATCATCTTTCTGTTTTTCAAGAAGATCATTTTCATCATTTAAAGCGTCAATCTTGTCTTGCCATTTCTGTGCCTCATCCTCTAATAAATCGGTTACAGCAGACAGAACAGATTTATATACTTCTAATTGCTGATTTAAACGTTTCTCAACATAATCGAAATACTCTTTGGCTGTGATACGACCATTATGATACATATCGTCTAATTTGAGAGTGACATCACGAACATAATCACTGTATGTAATTCTGCCACCTTCAAGAGCTTTTTCGAGATATTCCATGTATGCTTCGATTTCTTCTTTAGCAGTGTCTGATGTGGATTTACCAGAACCAGAACCTTTAGAACTAGAAGATGATTTTCCGGCTACTTTTCCAAAATTGCCTGCATTAATAGAAGCTTTTGTAGTTTGGATTAACTTAAGTTTTGTATCCAATCCTTTCATAACATTTTCTGTAGCAGTTTTATCTTTTCCTGCTGCATCGGATATTAAAGCAGACATTCTCTGTGCTTGAGCGGCAGTCATAGCAGCTTTTGCAACACCTTCATATGAACCACTTAATTGAGCTAAACTACTCATAAGGGCAGCGTTACCACTAATATAAGCAGAATTAGCAGAAGAGTTTTCGCCCTTTGCAATAGTATCAAGTTCGGTCATTGCCTGTGTAACGGCAGTAGCTTGTGCATCATCAAGTTTTGCTTGTGCTAACTGAGCCATTGCATCCGCATTAAGAGAAAGTTGTCCGTTTTCTACTTGTAAACAAGCAAGATATTCATCACTAAGAGAGAGTAGTGATTGAATTGTGTCGATAGATAATGTTCCACCGTTTGTATTGTACTCCTCTACGGCAGAGTTTAGGGTGTCGTATGCTGACTGGATAGAGTCTATTGCCGAGTTGAGGTCGGAGATTTGTTGTTTGAGGGTTTCTGCGTCTGGAATTTCAAAGGAAGTCGATGTTTCATGTTGAACATTGTTCTCAATATTTCCAATCCATTGTTCATACCATGTAGAGAATTTTGTTGAAGTAGCCATAAAATCATTTACAGCATTTTCTAAATCCTCATCAGACAAAGTACCGTCTGCTAACATTTTTCCAATGCTTTCATCATTTTTTGCTTCTTCAATCATCTTTTGACGATATTCTTCAAACGAATCTAGTGAATCAACATTTATTTTTGAAAGTTCGTCATTTGAAAATTGACTATAAGATATCCAAGAATTAACCAAACTATTTGCTGCATCTTGTTGGTTGTCTATATACTGTAAATATTTATCTCTTTGTGAAATCAACCCAGCATATAAATCTGTTGCTATTTGACCGTTCTGTTCAAGAACATCAATCATAGATTGTAAATAATCAGCCTTTTCTTGAGCACCCTTTAGTTCATTATAGTCATCGTCAAATTCATCTCTAACAAATAATGTATTACCTAAAAATCCACCAGCTTGTACATTATTAAAACCAGCATTTTGAAGTATTTTTTCCGCTTCCTTTTCACGCTTTCCAGTATACGCAATTCCATCAAAGAATAAAAATGAATCATCACCAGTTGCTTTTTCGCTTGCTTTTTTGGAATTGTTATAATTAGCTGTCGCTGTTTCATATGCTTTTTTAGCTTCTTTTGCTGATATTTCATCTAATTTGGCAATTTCGTCATCTAACTTACCATTTACCAAATCAAGATTTGATGCTTGCACACCAACTAAATCAGCAATGTCATTTTGAATTTCCTTTATTTCTTTTCTACCATCAACGTCTAAATTTTCAGATTCTTTTAATTCCTTATATTTAGAAATAAGTTCATCTAATGATTTTGCTTCTTCTTCATTTTTCTGGACTTTTTCAGTTGTATCAGAAAATGCTTCGTCAGCCGCTTCAGATGCTCTTTTTGCAGAGTTTGCAAGTTTATCAAATCCTTTAATAGCCAACATTATAGCCGCTGTTATTCCAAGAGATATGGCAGCATTTAATGCAGTTTGCGCAATGGTTAATCCGATAGTGGACTGTTTTGCAACATTTTGAGCATTTTTTAAACCTTCAACAGAGCCTTTGCCTTTATTTAAACCAGAAAAATACAGTTTTGTATTACTGTCAGCATCTTTAATTATTCTATTAAAGGTTTCCTGTTTTGTACATCCATGTGCTACCGCATCGTTCCAATTTCTTAAAATTTGAAGTTGATCTTTTGAAATAACAGAATTACTTGACTGGAATATTGACTTTATTCCACCAGAAATACCGTTTTGAGAAAAACCTTGTTGCCAATTTGTTTTATAAGTATTCCAATCCTTATTAAATAAAGATAATGTTTTTCTAGTATTATCAACAGAACTGTTTATTGTTTTAAATATCATACTATTGGTTAGCAAAGGTATTGTTTGATGATACCATATCAATCATTTGTTTGAGGAATGATTGTTGCTTGTTTTTGCATTGTGTGATAAAATAGAAAACATAAAAATTATCTAAATAGGAGAGAGAAACCTATGAACAAAAAGAAAATAATAATTCATATTGTAGTACCTGTTATACTTACAATATTAGCGTATTTCATTTCGATTTCATTCATATTTAAAATACCAGATGGTAGGGGTGGATATGAAACTATAACTTACTTATTTGCATTTAAGTTAGCATTTGGAGTGTGTGCTGTTTCGTCCATTATATCTGCAATATTATATGTTGGTAACAAAAAGAAATAAGGAACATTAAATTAACCCAATTTAATCACATCCTTTCTTAAAATATATGTATACTATCGTACACACAAAGAACACCTGTAATATATGAATTACAAGTGTTCTTTTTATATGTGAACTAACGTTCAGACTATCCTCATCATCCTTTATATGGTAAAATATACCATAATACTAATACGGAGGAGGAATAATAATGTATACATTTAAAATCACAGATAAGAACGGTGAATGCAAGGAGTATAACCATATTGTAAAAGTTTGTTATACTGTTCCTGTTCCAGGTGCAAAAGAAACAGTTATTGAAGGAGAAGATATATTTACCTATCAATATAAAACTTGTTATGATTTACACTTGTACGCTGAAAAGGAAGCATTCACCGTATCAAATAGAGAAATCTCAGTTATCAATGTAATCAAAGAAGATTAATCATTATACCCGAATTCAACAGTAATTTCTGGATTGAGTTCGGGTATTTTATTTAGATTAAGAGTCTTTAAATACTCAATAACTGATTTTAATTCTTCTAATTCATTGATTTTAATTTTAATATTTAAATTTGTCATTATTTTTTACCTCATACTAATTTTTACTGTATATTGTTAATGATGGATTATTTGCTAAAGAGTATATTAAGTCAGAAAGGTAGGTGTTTCACTATGAAAAATACACAGAACATTGCATCGCTAATAGCAAAACTTGAATACGAAGTCGGAAGAGAGTGCTATAATCCAAATTCATATGATGGTTATACAGGAATCGAAGGTCTTGGATATAGATATCCTGTAAAAGTATATCAGAACGAAGATATGAGAACATATCGTGGTTCAATTACATCTATTTCTCCATCGGAAGTTCATACCATGAAATATGTATTCGGATCTAATCATTTATTTATTGGTAAAGGAATATATAATATTCTCAATGAACTTGAAAAAAGATATGGACTAGATTTTAATAAGATGGAAGAAGAATTGGATAAATCAGAATAAAATAGGAGAACATCATGCCAAATAATAAAAAAGATAAGAATACAACAACGAAATCAGAATCAGTAAAATTACAACCACGCAATGTAAATAAATCAGTCAAGAATGTATTTGAGTTAAAGAAAAAAAGCCTAGCAAAAGAGGGCAGTAAGGAAACTGTATTTCTTACAGGTTTCACCAATACTTTTATTTACATTTTTCGGTACAAGCTTAACACCTTTTGATTTCTTTTTAGGAGATTTTTTAGATGAAGAACTCAAAACAATCACTCCTTTCGTATGAATTGGAATTATACAAAAATTTGTATTAATCAGAAAATGATTATAGACATAAACAAAGTGATAAAGCATTTAAGTCTATTACAATTATTGCATCATTTGTTGGTGCAGTTTTATGGCTGATATTTAAGTTTCTAAAAATATATCAAGATGAATGTTGTTATTTGCGATGTACTAATTTTATTTTACTTGTTGCCTGTAGTGTATTAATGTTGATTTGCGTTGTAATATTTTTTAAAGTCCTATATGGATATAATGAAAAACGTCCAGATCCAAACAAAGTAGAGCAGTTAATGACTGAATATAAATCTCAAACAGACGATGAGAATGCTATTATTACAACCACTAATGAATCAATGCTTATTTCATATAAAGATGCTGCGACAAATAATCACATAGAGAACGAGAAACATATTAGATTATTTGGACTATTTTATAAGATTATTTTTGCTGAGATGTTATTATTGATTGTAACTTTTCTTGTTGAGATATTGGTATAAGAAAATAGGCAAGCAGTGGCACTGTAATAACTGTGGAAGTGATTTTTAAATGGGATAGAAGAGTAGTGAGAAATTGCTACTCTTTTTGTTTGTATTGAAAAAGAGAACCGTCTAAATATATGTTCCGACTAACAGATAACCAGAATAGAAGAGCAATATTATATACAGCAAAAAAGGAAGAGTATTTAAACTCTTCCTTTTTCTGCGAGATCATGGTGTAAAACACTAATCACCCGTCCTAGAGAATAATAAAGAAACCGACCTCAATCGTCACACTTTATATTCGGTTTCTATGTCAAATGGTCTACTAGCTACACGTTCCTCCATCTGAACTTATTATTATAATACATCATATTTAACACAAGGTCAAGTATGATATCTCTAGTTATTATTATTTCCAAGTATATTTCTAATACCTAAAATTTTTTCATATTCAGTGTCATGACAATATATTTTTTCATGTATTGTTTTTTGAATAGAAAATTTATCTATCCTGTCTTTTATTATTCTAACAATTGTTGCTGGAATAAAATCTGCTATCTGCAATCCAATACAGTTATCGTTCTTAACGACAAAACCTAAACATTTTAAGTGATATTTAACTATTGAAGATGAGAATAGCTCAGAACCCATATTTATATATTGATAAAATGTATTTTGTAAATTGGCATTTTCATTAAATAATCTTGATTCCATTATAATCATACCGTCTCCATTATTATTTCTTAGAAAATGCACAAAATTTTCCAATAGTGTTTTAAAAGCAACATCATAATCTGATACAGCACATTTACCATATGTCGCTTTCATATCATTTTTATCGAAATAAGAAGAAAGAATAGTAATATCTGAAGATTGTAAAATATTTACAAAATCCATATAAAATTTATTCCTTTTTATTGGATCTTTAAAAATCTTAAAATTATTTCGATTATTTTTCATCTCTGTATAATGAAAAATAATATCGCAATCGTTGAAATGTGTCTTCTTCAAACGATTAATTCTGTCCACAAAATTATTTTCGTAATCATTACGTTGAATTATAACACCAGACAAACAGAAATAATTACCTGTTGCTGTTGGATCAGTCTCATCTACAAACATTATATATTCAGTTTTTGGTTTCTTTTTAATAGGTTTCTTTTTCTTATTACAAAACCCCATAGTATCCTCCCAATCATTAGTATTTAATATTACCATTATATACCAATAATCGACAGAATACTATTCAGAACGTATGTTTATAAACAGATATGAAAGAAGAGTAGCCAGCCGACTACTCTTTATCTTTTTTACTGCAATGTTTTTACAATTCCACGCCAATAATCGAAACGACCCTTAACATAGTAATTTATGCACCGATACATCTTTTTCTTTCTAAGAATAAATTATATAATTCTATATCTACATCAGGATTTTGTTCAATAAATTTGTCTAATGTTTTAAGTATTTTATTGTTAATACTTTTTAATTTTTCTTTATTTGTGTTTTTTAATAATATTTCATTATCGGTATCTGTTAAGTCATTTTCAAATCTAAAAATATAACCTTTTATATCTTGGACTTTTCTATTACAACATGTGGATATTACTGATCTTGAAAAGTATTGTCCAAATAATTCTTTTGATTTTTTGGATAATTCAGCCCCTGATTTGAATTTTATTCCATTATTAAGACAGATAATAGATTTAATATTTTCTGGGATGTCTCCCTTGTGAAATACTGCACGTTTTCTTTCTTGTTCTGCATTGTACAAACATATTTCAGCGTTTGCACCCCAATTTAGCCAACGTCTAATAGTTGTTTCACCCAATTTTAGTATTTTTGATATATCTGAAGTAGTGTATTCAGGATGATCATTTTTTAGTCTCATAGCTTCTGCCTGATAATTTCTCAAGGAATTTTTTTCACATTTCGACCATGAAATATTTTTTAGGTCAAAGATACCATCAAAATTGTTTATTATAGATTGTTTAATGTTAAATTCATCAGATATTCGTACAACAATGTATCCATTCTGTTTTGCACATTTATCTTTTTCCATATCAATAAAAATAGACTCTTCTTTTGTTTGTCCACTCATTGAATTATTTGTCCTATGAAAACCACCATCGGTTTCTATAATAAGTTTTTTGCTTTCAATTACAAAATCAAAGATGCCATAACATTGTTTATTTTTATATATATTAAAATATGTACACCAATCAAATTTAACTTCAGTATCATAAAAATCAATCTGTTTTTCAATTATTAATTGATCCAATAAACTTCTCATATATTTTGACAACCTTGATAAAGAATCTGAGCAAGAACATAGGAATCCGTTATTTGAATATATATCTGAAATAGAATATTTTTTCTTAGAAGCTTTGTGACAATATGGGCATATAGGATATATTTTATAGTTTGAACATTTAGTATATTTTTTGGTTATTTCTTTATCGTCATCTTGAAAATATTGAATCATCCAAGGAACAGTTGTTGCTATATCATTTATTCCTGGCACAACAATTTTAGAAGCACAACAAGGACACCCGCAACCTTGTTTTAAGATCTTTTCAGCTATCCATCCATTGTCCCAACCACATATATTACATGAAATATCATACCCATAAACCAATTCTGTTTTTCCATCTTTTCTATTAACTCGTTTATTTTTATAACCAATTATTTTTAAATCTCTATTATTATCTTTAATAGTATCATTAATATTATATAAATACTTATGTTGCTTTTTGTAATTAATTAATCTTGCAATTCTCACTTTTAACAAATCATCACTTGTTAAACTTTTGATATTGTCATTATATTGCAAAACTATATTATATTTTCCATTAGTATTATAATCTACTATTTTAATAAACCCTTCTATTTCTTCATATATAAAGTGCAAATCCTGCCCTATGCTTTTATTCCACAATATTTGTCCACTTTTTCTTTTAGGTAAATTATCAAAAAATACTTTCCTCATATAATTCCTCACTTTCAATTAAAAATTTGCAATAAAAAAGAGTAATCAATTATTTATTCTCTCTTTGACCACTCAGACGTTAATATATTTAATTTTTCATCTTTGATATAAACCCAAAACATTTTATGTGTTTCAGGATGTAACCCTACTAGCTCATATCTGACTCCATGAGATGCTAAAAAATCTCGAAGTGGAATAGAGTAGCATGGAAATAATTTTGATTGTTTCATTCCTTTTAATCCTTAATTATGTGCATAATAAAAGAGCCAACTACAAAGTAATTGACTCTTATAACATATATACAATTTTATATTCCTTATAAAGTTTTTAAAATTTCTCTCCAATAATCCAATCTAAATCTAACTGACTCGGCAGAATTAGTACCATTCATAAGATTATTCTTGTATTCAGTATTATCGTTGTATGTTGCCAAGAACTCACTTACTTTCAAAGCAAATTTCTCAAAGCTCTTTTTGTCTTTGCAAATTCTATATGCTGCAAAACACAATACAGAAATACTTGTCTTTGGAATTTTCACATCTTCTTCAAGAGATTCATCAAGTTTATTGATTGCGGTTTTGATGATTTCAATCTTTTCTGGCTTAACTTTGTCATTATAGAATTCGATAAAATTCTCTTTATCCTTACCTCTAAATGAAGCAAAATCGTTATCTTTATTAGTAGAGCAGAGCATCAGTGTTTCAAGTGCGATACTCTGATCGACTGAACTTTTCAACTGAGCAGATGTCAGTCTCTTTTCAAAAAATGGAAGAGAGACAATATCAAAGATAGCATTACTGAGTTCATCCGACATATCAGGTGTAAGCTTCTGTGATGTATTCAACGGTTTCCCTGAATTGAGCCTTCGGAACATTTCTCTGACATCTTTATCTGTATATTCAGTGATTTCATATACTGTGATAGCAGAACTATCTAACTCGTCCTTTACAACTTGGTCAAGTTTGCTAAATTTCAATCCTGCAATATTATATTCAATTCCTTCAATTATAACTGGTTCTGCCTTTTTAGATATTGCAAACTCATCATTATAGAATCCTTTTAACGTGCTTAATCGCTGTACACCATCAATAACATATTGTACACCATCTTCAGAAATAGTATAAACTGGTGGTACAATATATCCTCTTAAAAGAGAGTCAATAAGCAATGATTTGTTTGGATTAGACCAAACAGATTCTCTTCTCTGCAATTTGTGCTTTAATACAATTTTCTCTCGTTTCATTTTTCCTATCAATGGTTTAACTGGACAATTTTCTCTTGAAACTTTCATCGTGTTACCTCCTTCAAAAAAATGAAAATTTTTACTATTTTGAAGATAACACAGATGAAATTTTTTGTAAAGATTTTTGAAAAAATTTGAAGATTTTTCGTATTACATAAATCGACAAAACATATGTTTTGGATTGTAAAATTATGGTAATTTGATACAATATTCGTTGAGGTGGATGTGTTGAAAACAACACGATCAAGGGAACTAGGCAATATCTACACGGCTGTCTTTACTGAGGCTTAAGAACAAAGTTTCTCCTCTTCTGATATATATGTTAGGAGGGATTTTATGAAATTTACTGTTGATTTCAATAGTATGACTAAATTTGTGATCGCCATCACAATATTTACGATTGTTCTTAAAATTATGTAGTGAGTCTAGTGAGGGGATATTATATCATTTCATATAGATGAGAGAGTAGAGTGTTCTGCTCTCTATTTTATTATTCTCTGTTTGAAACAGAAAAAGTATTTGCAAATAACAGAATATGTGCTATGATATGTTTATATCAAGCAAGATATATTCCCTACAAAATGGCATTGCTCAAAATAGAGTAGTGTCATTTTTATTTTTTAATTGAAATCGAGATTTCTTGGTTTTGTTCCATCTTATCAATACACATAGGAACGATGTGTTCAAACAACAGAAGATAAGTTTCTGCATTTTGCAATCCATCACAGATTGCCCTGTTATGTCAGGTAGTACCGAGCGCATATTCACCAAGCATCGTTGCATATAACTTGATGTGGAAGTTGTCGCTACTGTGAGGGCTTATCTCAAAGAGATCTATCCCATCGGATTCCTTGAGCGTCACGCTTTTACAAACCTAATTATGTTACCATAATAGGAGAGTGGTGATACGTCTGCATTACCAGACCGTTGTACGCAGTTCCCGATTATTGTTCCAATTATTTATTTATCACCGTGTATCTCACGGATAACATACTTTAAACCTCTGTATTCAGAGTAAATTATGTATGTTGTCGGCATATTCAAAAACTG